CTAGAGAAAGATACTCCTTTGGTGTATCAGACCCTCTAGGCATCTACGCAAGTCCGGGAGCGAGTTAATAGAATTTAGGGGAGACTTCGGTCTCCCCTTTTTCTATATCTAGGATTAATTAACTTCTCTATCAACTGACCTAGCAGACAACCCAAGATGATAGAGTTTTTCCTTTAAGGAGGGAATAATGGGAACAACAACATTCTCAGGACCAGTCAAAGCTGGTTCAATCAAAGACACAACTGGAACTACTGTTGGTACTGATGTATCTAATGTAGGTTCTGTCGTTATGGCACAATCTGCAGTTGTAGATATTCTTGGTGCAAGTCACTTAAACCAAGTAATAGCTACTGTTCCAGCTAATTCACAAATCATAGATGTCGTATTAAATGTAACTACTGTTAATAATGATGGTGGTGCAGCTACTGTATCTATAGGCACATCAGCAGATGGAAATGCTTTTATTGATGGACAAAATGTAAAAGCACTTGCAACTACTAGAGGCACTTTAGATACTGAAGCTACCGATGTAGGTTCTTCTGACATCCAAGTCTTAGCAGACTTTACTGGAGCAAATGGTGATTCAACCACCGGTGCAGCTACAGCAACAGTCTTATATATCCAAAACAACAACTTAAGTTAAAGGTAAATTATGGCAGATGCAGTAACCAGCCAGACTATAGTAGATGGCGTAAGAAACTGTGTTATGAAGTTTACCAATGTCAGCGATGGCACAGGTGAATCTGCAGTTGCTAAAGTAGATGTTTCTACTTTAGGAACAGACAATGCAGGTCGCTCTTGTTCTGAAGTTAGAATACTCAGAGTAAGTCATGCCATTGTTGGTATGTCTGTTCAATTATTTTTTAATGCTACTTCTAATGTATTAATAGCAGAACTAGCTGAAAGTAGTAATGGACATATGGATTTTAAAGACTTTGGCGGAATACCGAATAATGCAGGTAGTGGAAAGAATGGCGACATTCTTTTTACAACCAAGGGTGCTAGTAGTGGGGATACCTACTCTATAACTCTTGAAATGACAAAAATATATTCTTAAGGAGTTATTATGGCAACTAAGAAAGCAATTATTTCTACAAGTGGTTTTCCACAACAATACTTTGTTTTACAAGCAAATGAAGAAGGTATCTACGAAGTTGTATTCGGACCTGACCCTGATTTAGAAGATGCTCAAAGAAAAGCAGATGAACTAAATGGTGTCAGAGCTAGAACAACAAAAGGTCACTATGTGGCTGATGACCCTTCAACACCTGATGTAAACGAAGCTTATGTTGGTGGCAAAACACCAAAGAAAAAAGCAACTAAGAAAAAACCCGCAGCTAAAAAGAAAGCTGCTACAAAAAAGAAGTGAGGTAATTATGCCGGGTACTATGATGAAGAAAGACAAGAAGGGCAGCTATGGACATGGCGGTAGCACTCCGAGTCTTAAAAAAAACAAACATCAAACATACATGGGCGGAGGTGTTATGAAAAAGAAAGCACCTATGTCTGCAATGTTTCGTGGTGGTAAAACAGGCAAATAATGTCAGGAGCTAAGAAGGACTCTCGTTTAAAAAGAGCAGGAGTATCAGGTTATAACAAACCAAAGCGTACTCCTAATCATCCTAAGAAGTCTCATATCGTTGTTGCTAAAGAAGGTAGCAAAGTAAAAACCATTAGGTTTGGACAAAAAGGTGCTAAGACTGCAGGCAAACCAAAAGCTGGAGAGTCTGCAAGAATGAAAGCAAAACGAAAATCCTTCAAAGCTCGTCATGCAAAGAATATAAAAAGAGGTAAGATGTCAGCAGCTTATTGGGCAGATAAGGTGAAGTGGTGAGTAGAGCTAAAAAATCTAAATCAAAGGTTAATCAAGCTGGTAACTATACTAAACCTACTATGCGTAAAAATTTATTTAATAGAATTAAAGCAGGAAGTAAGGGCGGTAAACCCGGACAATGGTCTGCTCGTAAAGCTCAGATGTTAGCAAAACGCTATAAAGAAAAAGGTGGTGGCTATAAATGAAGAAACAACTTAAACCAGTTCCTGAAGGAAACAAAGGACTAGCAAAGCTTCCTACAGAAGCAAGAAACAATATGGGATTTATGAAGTCTGGCGGAAAGACTACATCTTCTAAGGGAGTAAAAGCTCCTGATGGTTTTCATTGGATGAAGAAAGAAGGTGGAGGATATAATCTCATGAAACATGAAGGTAAATTTAAAGCACATAAAGGTGCAACTTTAGAAGCTAAGTTTGATATACAAGAAAAACACAAAGCATGAACTAAATGAAATCTTTATTTGCTGTTTTACCAGAAAGATTACCTGATGTAGTAACTAACGATATATGTGAAATGGCAAAACTTTTTCCAGAAGAAGAAGGCAAAGTAGGACCTAATGATATTAATACTGAAGGCATAAAAGACAATACTATTAGAAACTGTAAAATTCGTTGGATTGAACCAGATACTGACGAAACAAAAAAATTAACTAATCTTTGTAATACTTTATTTCACGATGCTAATAGAATGTTATTTGGTGTAGATTTAACAAAAATATTTAACATTCAATATACTGAGTATCATGGAAATACTAAAGGTTTTTATCATACACATATGGATTCTTATCTTGGAATTGGAGAAGTATCAGATAGGAAACTAAGTATGACTATACAACTTTCAGACTCAAATGAATATGAAGGTGGTGATTTTGTATTAAGAGATGAAATACAAAATTTTCCTGACAAAGAAGAACTAAGAAAAAAAGGAACTGTTTTAGTATTTCCTTCTTTTTTAAATCATAGTGTGCAACCTGTGACCAAGGGTATAAGAAAAAGTCTTGTGACTTGGATAGAAGGTCCTGCATGGAGATAAACAAATATGCCCTTAAAAAAATCACAAAGGTCTTTAAAAAACTGGACTAAACAAAAGTGGAGAACTAAATCAGGAAAGCCATCAGCTAAAACTGGTGAACGCTATTTACCTGAAAAAGCTATCAAAGCTTTATCTTCTGCAGAATATGCAGCTACAACTAGAGCCAAAAGAAAAGGAACTAAAAAAGGCAAACAGTTTGTTAAACAACCAAAGAACATTGCAAAGAAAACAGCGAGGTATAGATGACAATAGCTAGAACTAATATGCAACAGCAGATTGAAAAGTCTGGTAAAAAAAAACAAAAAATCATAACCCACGAAAAGCGAGGAGACATAACAGTAATAAGAATTAGATATGGCGACTAGCGGAACTAACACATTTAACTTAGACATAACTGAAATTATGGAGGAAGCATTTGACCTCTGTGGTTTAGATTTAAGGTCGGGTGGAGATTACAATACAGCAAAGAGAGCTTTGGATTTAATATTTCTTGAATGGCAAAACAAAGGATTGAATCTTTGGAAAGTAGAGCAAGGCAGTATGACTCTTACTGCTGGTGCTAATTTATATGATGCAGATGCTGCAGCATTAGAAATAGTTGATGTTGTTTTAAGAACTGATGCTGGAGACCAAGATGAGCAGTTTGACCAAAGGCTTACAAGAATAAGCAGAACTGAGTATAACCATCAAGCTAAAAAACTTTTGCAGTCAAAACCTACACAATACTATGTAGATAAAGGTTTAACTTTAAAGATTGGAGTATGGGCAACACCTGACTCTGCACAAACATATACTTTAATATATGACTACATAAAGAAAATTGAAGATGCAGGAACTAATGCTAGCTTTACAACAGATGTGCCAGCAAGATATTTACCATGCTTAACTTATGCTTTGGCATTTAATATTGCTTGTAAGAATGAGCAATCTCAAGCTAGAGTTCCTATGATTAAAGCAAGATATGATGAATTATGGAAAGAAGTTTCTGAAGCTGATAGAGAAAGAGCTTCAGTAAAGTTTGTTCCAAATATGAATAGCTATTAATTATGGCATATGCAGCAGGCAAAAAAGCTTTAGGTATCTGCGATAGATGTGGATTTTCTTATAAGCTTTCTGAATTAAAGTATGAAGTTCAAGACCAAAAAAGAACTGGTAGTAGAGTTTGCATATCTTGTCTAGACCCTGACCATCCTCAATTTAGATTAGGAGAGGTAGATACTTCAGATTCAATAGGATTGTTTAATCCAAGACCTGACACAAAGAGAAAAGATTTTGCATCTTATTATGGATTCAATCCTGTAAATAGCACAGGAATAGTTTTAAAAGCACAACTCGGTAAAGTAAAAATAACTAATACTGTTTCAGAAGGTGGCGGTGCTGGAGCAGGTACTGTTAGTTCTACAGTTTCAATATCTACCAATGTAGCAAATGCTTTATTAGGCACTCCTAATATTGTGACTAATTCTTCTATAACTTCAGTATCAGGCGTAGTGTCTGCTGGTATAGCGGGTACTGTCAATGTAGTAGCAGGAAATACTTTTGCAGTCACAGTAGCATCTTATGGCGGTGGAAATAGATTCTATATAGATGGAGTTGTTTATCCAACATTAAATTTAACAGAAGGACAAACATATACATTTGACCAATCCAATGCTAGTAATTCTAATCACCCTTTAAGATTTTCAACTACTTCTAATGGTACTCATGCAGGAGGAACAGAATATACAACAGGAGTTACTACCAATGGAACTCCCGGAAACTCAGGAGCTTATACAAGAATTACAGTTGCTATAGGAGCACCAACACTTTATTACTATTGTTCTAATCATTCAGGCATGGGTGGTCAGGCTAATACACCATAAAAATATGACATATACTGAATTACAAAATTTAATACAAAGTTATTTAGAAAACTCTGAAACTACTTTTGTAGGAGATTTGCCTCAAATAATTAAACAAGCAGAAGAGAGAATACTCAAGTCTGTAAAACTACCTGTGTTTAGAAAAAATGTTTCAGGTGTTTTTACTTCAGGTAATCAGTTTTTATCTACACCATCTGACTTTTTAGATAACTTTTCTTTAGCTGTAATCTCTAATAATAGTATGGACTTCTTGTATTTTAGAGATGTAAACTTTATTAGAGAGGCATATCCAAATACAACAACACAAGGTATTCCAAAAAATTATGCACTATACGATGATAATTCCTTTATTGTTGGTCCTGTTCCTGACCAGAATTATTCAGTTGAATTACACTACTTTTACCGCCCTACCTCAATAACAGCAGGCGGAGGTAGTGGCACTACATGGTTATCAACAAATGCTTCAAATGCTTTGTTATATGGCTGTCTAATAGAAGCTTATATCTATATGAAGGGTAATCGAGAGATGCAAGCTGAATACGAAAAAAGATATTTTCAAGCTATATCAAGATTACAAAATCTTGGTGAAGCAGACAATACTATTGATACATATAGCAATGGTACATTTACGAGGGAAAGAACATAATGATAAGCGTAGACTCAAAACCAGAAGTAGGCAGCGTGAATGTTGTAGCTACAGAAAACAAAGGATTGAGTCCTGAATACTGGACTGAAAGAATACTTGAAAGATTAATTTCTATTAGCGATAGTGCAGACCCAATGGTAAAAGCACAAGCTGATGCTTTTAGAAATAGTATTGCTCAAGTTATTTTAATATACATGAGACAAGCTATAGCTTCTGACAGAAGCACAGTAGCAGGTCTTTTAGAAAAACAAGGTCATAAAGATATGGCTGATATTATAAGGAGGCTGTAATGGCAATATCTCAAGCGATGTGTACATCATTTAAAAAAGAACTTTTAGAAGGTGTGCATAATTTTAAAAACTCAGGTGGTAGTACATTTAACTTAGCTCTATATACAAGTAGTGCTTCTTTAGATGCAGCTACTACTGCATACACTACAAGTAATGAAGTATCTGGTTCAGGCTATACTGCTAAAGGTGGAGCTTTAACTAGAGTAGACCCAACTACATCTGGTACTACTGCATTTACTGACTTTGCAGATTTAACTTTTAGTAGTTCAACTATTACTGCTAATGGTGCATTGATATTTAATGATAGTGCATCAGGCGACCCTGCAGTTGCAGTATTAGCTTTTGGTGGAGATAAGACTTCTACTAATGGAGACTTCACTATTCAATTTCCAACAGCAGACGCTTCAAACGCAATTATTAGAATAGCTTAATGGCATTTATTCTTAACGATAGAGTTAAGGAAACAACAACCACAACAGGCACAAGCACATTAGATTTAGCAGGTGCTGAGACAGGTTTTGAATCCTTTGTAGCAGGTATAGGTAATTCCAATACTTGTTATTATGCTATCGTTCATCAGACTGCAGATGAGTTTGAAGTTGGATTGGGAACAGTTACCGATGCAACTCCAGACACATTATCAAGAACTACAATAATAAGTAGTTCTAACTCTGACTCCGCAGTAAATTTCTCTGCAGGAACTAAAGATGTATTTTGTACATTACCTGCAAGTAAAGCTGTAGTAGAAGATGGCTCTGACAATATAGCACTAGGTGCTGCACCAACTGTTAGCAATGCTTCTGGAGATTTAAATTTAGATGTTGTAGGAGATATTATTTTAGATGCTGGTGGAGAACATATAAGATTTAAAGATGATGGAACTGAATGGGGAAACATTGAAAGTGGCTCTTCAAATTTTAATTTAACTGCTTCAATTCAAGATAAAGATTTTGTATTTTTAGGAAATGATGGTGGCTCAGGTATTGTTGCTGCAAGAATAGATATGTCTGATGCAGGAAGAATTCTTGCTTATGGTGGTATGAATGTAGAGGCTAACACCGATATTACTTTTACTACTGGAAATTGGACAGGAGAAAAAGCACATAAAATTCAAGCTCATGGAAACCATAACTATTATCAGACAACTAATAGCCATTATTTTAGAACTTATAATTCAGGAAGTGGAGACGATAAAGCCGTAATAGATTCTAGTGGTAATTTTACAACAGAAGGAAATGTAACAGCGTATGGAAGTGTTTCAGATATTAGACTAAAAGAAAACATAGAAGTTATAAAAAATCCTATTGAAAAAATAAAACACTTAAAAGGTGTTACCTTTACCTACAAAAAAGATGGAGAAAAGAGTACAGGACTGATAGCACAAGATTTAGAAAAAGTATTACCAGAAGCGGTTTATACCGCTGAAACTATAGTAGATGAAACAAAAGGAGAAAAACCAGAAGAACACTTAGCTATTCGTTATGGCAACACAGTAGGATTATTAGTAGAAGCTATTAAAGAACAACAAGAGCAAATAGAAACTCTTACAGCTAAAGTAAAAGAACTAGAGGTTAAGGGATGACGATACCTGCATCAGGTTCTGTTTCAATGACTAACAT